CCCTTACATAATTTTCCCCAAAACAGGAGTTTCCGATGGTGACGGGCAGAAAACCCAGGGCACCGGAAGTGGCCGAGGCCAGCGGGGAGTACAAAAAGAATCCCAGTCGGCGAAAAGACGATGCACCGGCGGCGAACTTGGAAGCACCCGAGATGCCTGCGGACTTCAGTGATGAAGAGCAAGAAAAGTGGGAAGAGATCGTGAGGGATCTGGACTCGATGGGCGTTTTGTCGTCGGAGTTGGGATCGATGATAGAGAGATACGCCAGGGCGTGGGGTGGCTGGAACGCGACTCGGAGACAGATCGAGGCGACCGGGGGGATGGCGATCGTGGACGGCAACGGAAATCTGAGACGAAACCCGCTCAACACGGATCTTCACAAATTCAACGATATCATGATTCGGCTATTGCCTGAATTTGGTTTGACGCCGTCCAGCCGTGGCCGGCTCAAGTCGATGAAACCACCGGAGCAATCGGGGATGTCCTCTTTGATGGACCGGATGCGCGGGAGTCCTAATTGATTGCCTCGGCACAGCAAACGAAAGTTCAGAGCTACATCGATGGGGTGCTGTCTGGCGATATCGTTGTTGGAAATTTGGTTCGGGCGGCAGTAGAACGACACGTCGCCGACTTGGAGCGAGCCGAAAACGACGATAGTTTTCCGTTCCACTTTGATTACAACGCGGCCGAATGTGCTTGCGAGTATTTCCCGACGTGCCTGCGGCATTCGATCGGGATGTATGCTCAGATGCCATTTGAACTGGAACCCTGGCAGGCTTTCGGGATTTGGGTTTTGCTCGGCTGGAAGCGGGACGCGGACGGAACGAGACGTTTCCGCAAAGCGTATTGGTCGACGGGTCGCAAGAATGGTAAGTCGACATTCGGCGGCGGGTTGGCGATGCTCTTGGCTTCGTGCGATATCAACCCTACCCTCGGCGTGCCTGAACCGGTCGCGGACGTGATTCTGTGCGCGACGAAGCGAGAGCAAGTCGAAAAGATCATGTTTGCCGAGATGAAGCGGATGCGAATGCAGTCGCCGGAAATCCTGGCCGCAAGCGAACTTAAAAACAATATCCTCAAATTCCACGAGAACGAAGGGACCGTGCGTTGCATTGGTTCCGATCGTCCGTATTCAGGGCTAAACCCCTCAGTAGTCGTCAAAGATGAGTTGCATGAATTTCGGGAATTCCATCGAGACCTGCTGAACACGATGGACACCGGAGGCGGCAGCCGATGTCAGCCCCTGGATATTGTCACGACAACGGCCGGTGATACAGAGAGTTACATTTGGCGGGAGGTTTACGATTACTTCCGCAGCGTCGTATTGGGCCAGGTCCAGGACGAATCCGTTTTCATGTGGTGCTTTGAAGTCGACGCACAAGATGACCCGTTAGATGAAGCGAATTGGCCCAAGGCAAACCCAAACCTCGGCGTATCGGTACGAATCGAATTCCTGCGGGATGAAGTCGCCAAGGCCCGAAGTTCCGCAGTGGCACTCAACACGTTTACACGGTATTACGCCAACCGGGCCGTATCAAGTACAGAACAAGCCTTCGATATGGATCTCTGGGACAAGTGCGAGGGCGAGTTGTCCGACTGGAAAACCGCTGATGTCGTAACAGTGGGAGCGGACCTCGGCGGGCGTGATGATTTGGCCGGAAGGGGATCGGTCGCCCGTTTTATCGATGGGACAGATGAAGAAACCGGACTCCCGCTTTACCGATACGAAATCCGGTCTCAGGGTTACATCGCAGAAGACGGGCAGCGGGACTTGACGCAACAGCCCTTTGCAGGATGGTGTTACGAAAACAAACTGATCAAATCGAAGTATCCCATCAGTGATCTACGCGACGACTTGATTGCGGAATGCCGGGCGGAATACGTCGAGCAAGTAGCATTCGATCCCAGCGGGGCTCAGCAGTTTGCGGAAGAGCTGGAAGCGGAAGGACTCAAACCGATTGCCGTGGCTCAGTCGACGGCGATGTTCAACGAGCCGATCGGGGAATTCTTGCAGGCCATTCGAGACGGTAGACTACGCCACAACGGCGACCCGGTTTTGCGGTGGTGTGCCAACAACTCCGTGATCATCCGAGACAGACAAGATAGGTGGATGTTTGACAAACGAGCGTCCGCAGAAAAGATCGATTTGATCGTGGCGGTTGTGATGGCGTTTCGATTAGCCAGCTTGGCACCTCAAAGAATTACAGGAAGCCTCTACCTATGATCGGAAACTGGCAACCCTACCGGACGTTTTCTAACTTGCTGCGGCAGGTGATGGGACAGAGCGACAATTACGAAACGCTGACCAGCGAAAAGGCCCTCACATACCCAGCGGTCTGGTATGGCGTGAACAAGATCGCCGGCCACATCGCCCAACTGCCCGTCGTTGTTTACAAGCGGCTGGAGCGCGGTGCCGAACCGGAGCGAATGCACCCGATACAGCAACTCGTCCGGAAGCCGAATGCATACCAAACGGCGAGCGTCCATCGAGAACAGATCGCTACGCAATCTTTGCTCGAGGGGAACGGCAGAGCGGCAATCGTTCGCGAAGGAAACATGATCACGGAGTTGATCCCGCTGTTGCCCGACTACACAGCCACCGGGATGCTGTTGGGTGAGAAGATGCACGCCACCCGACCACCCGTGGATGATCGGTTACGGTTGTTTTTCGACCCCATCGACCCGAAAGACAATGAAGGTGTCATCGCTCTCGATGATGATCAGGTGGTTCATATTCCGGGTTTGAGCCTCGATGGAGTGGTCGGATTACCGCTCATTGAGGCTGCAAAACGCAACCTTTTGATCAGTTTGGGCACAGAAAAGCGACTATCGGCCCAAATGACGCATGGTTTCCAAGGAAACATCATGCTAAACGCCCCTCCCGGCGTTTTTCGTCGCCAAGAGGACGCAATGGAGTTTCTGGAGTGGTTTGAGAAGCAGCACCACTCAACCGACAAGGCTGGCAAGCCGGGATTGCTCAGAGAGGGGATCACGGCCCAAGTTTTGGCGATGAACAATACCGACGCACAGTTTATCGACCAAAGGATGTTTCAACGGCAGGACGCGGCGTTGTGGTTGGGTTTGGAACAGATCCTCGGCGATGATACGAGCGTTTCTTACAACTCCCTTGAGCAAAAAAACCTAGCCTACCTGATGAACACTTTGAACAAGTGGCTCAAGAGGTGGGAGGAGGAAATGGAAGTCAAGCTCTTGACGGAAAAGCACTTCCGAACGGGCAAATACTTTATCCGATTCAATACTGGAGCATTGTTGAAGAGCGATTACAAAACGTCGATCGAGTCACTTTCGCAGGCGATCATATCCACGATCATGAGCCCGAACGAAGCACGGGCGGTAATCGACATGAACCCAAGGGAAGGAGGCGACGTTTACGCCAACCCGTCGATCTACGTCCCGGAGAATGACGAAGGGGTACAGCCCAAGCCGGGTGACGAACCAGCACCGGACGAATCCCAAGCGGCCAAGGCGATTCGGTCCCGATTGGAAAACCTAATCAAGGTGGAAGCCAACCGAGTATCCGCGGCGACGAAAAACGGCAAGCCATTTGTTGATTGGGTGGACGGATTCTATGAATCGTGGGAAGTGAAACTCTCGGTTTGGTTTTCAGAAATGGATTTGCCGACATCCCTGGCCGTTTTGCATTGCGAAGCGTCGAAAGCTCAACTAGTGGAATTCATAATCACATCGACCCCTGAAACACTCGCCGATTCTGTAGCTGCTTGCGTAAGCGGTTGGCCGGATCGTGCCGCCGATATCATGGAGAGTAGCTATGTTTGCGTTTGATCTGGATACCGCCGAGATCTACATCTATGACGACATTGGGCCGGCATGGTTGGGAATGATCGAAGCGGGCGATGTGATGGCGGCATTGAAGGAACTCGGCGATCAGCGGGTGACGGTGCGAATCAACAGCCCAGGCGGCAGCGTCGACGAAGGGGTTGCGATCTACAACGCACTCAAACGGCATGGGGCCGGTGTGGATACGATCGTCGATTCGTTGGCCGCGTCGATGGGAAGCTACATTTTCATGGCTGGGGAAAACCGCAAGATCGCTAAGAACGGAAAAGTGATGGTGCATCACCCTTGGACGATCGCCGCGGGCAATTCCAAGGATCTACGGGAAACGGCGGATGTGCTGGATAAGTACTCAGCCTCATTGATTCCGGACTACGCAGCGGGTACGGGCAAGACGGCGGAAGAAATCACGGCCATCATGGAGGCGGAAACGTGGTATACGAGCGAGGAAGCTGTTGTGAATGGTTTTGCACATGCACTCGACGACGCCGACGCAGTGGAACCGGTCAAGGTAGCTGCGGGCCGATTCCGCAACACGCCCCAAGATCTACTCAACCCGATTGCGGCGGGCAGTCGGACGCCTTACCCGGCCAAGCGGGAACGGGCGAGGATGTTGCTCAAGTGAGACTCCACGTGGGCGGACAACAAGAGGCAGAGGGTTGGCATATCCTCAACATCCAACCCGGCCCCAGTGTCGATATCGTCGGTTGCGTCACGTCGATCCCATGCGAAACCGAATCGGTCGATGAGATCTACGCTAGCCACGTCTGCGAACACTTGAGCTACCAAAACGAACTTGCGATCGCTCTAGCCGAAATGTTCCGAGTACTGAAACCGGGCGGGCGGTTGATGGTGTCCGTACCCGACTTAGACATCCTTTGCCGGTTGTTTATCTCGCCGCATTTGAGTGAGCAAGATCGATACCACATCATGAGAATTATGATGGGCGGGCAGACGGACCCGCACGATTTTCACAAGGCCGGTTTCACGGAAACGATCTTGGCGGCGTTCTTGTCGAATGCTGGGTTTGCCGAGATGCGACGGGTCGACCGGTTTGACCTGTTTTCGGATTGTTCCGAGCTGGTTGTTTTTGGCGCGGCGATTTCCCTCAATGTGGAAGCGGTGAAATGAAAGTCGCCGCTATCATGACAGCCCCACGTTACGAGCACGTAGCAACCCGCTCCCGGATCGAACGTAGCCTGGCACTCGCCGGCGTACCGTTGACGATTTCGCAGGGAGTGTTCTACGGCCAATGTATGCAGCGAATGATGGAATCGTTTCATGACAAAGTCGATTTTTTGGTTGTGGTGGATTTCGATTCCTACTTCACCCCCGATCAAGTGCGACGGTTGCTAGCGATCATTGACCAACGGGCGGAAATCGACGCTCTGGCAGCATTGGAGCCGCAGAGATCATCAGGGTTGGCGATTGGTTCCGGCGAGACCACGGCAACCGATGGAATCCTTAAAGTCGACACGGCACACTTCGGATTGACAGCGATCGATACGTGCAAATTGGCACACGTCGAAAAGCCGTGGTTTTTTGCACAACCCGACGAAGTTGGCGGGTGGGGTGACAATCGGATTGATCCGGACGTATGGTTTTGGCGGCAATGGACCAAAGCGGGGAATTCGGTTTGCATCGACACGGGGTGCAGGATCGGCCACATGGAGGAACGGGTTTCCTATTTCGACTCTGAGGGTCACCTACAGTCAAACGACCCCATGGAGTGGAAGTGAACACCTACGCCCAATTCGGCGAAGATACCATCGTCGCTGAAATCCTGGCCGAGATCGGAACAAATAACCGGTGGTGTTTTGAAGTCGGCGCCCATAACGGTCGATTCATATCCAACACGCTAGCATTCCGAGAGATCGGATGGCGGGCGGTGCTGGCTGAAAGTCATCCGGAACACGCCGCAAAACTGATCGAGGACTACGGCAAAGAGTCCCATTGCATCCACGGGACAATCGACAATTTAGACGTGATGCTGGGAGCATTCGGGGCTCCCCGAGACATTGACTTCGGGGTGATTGACGTTGATGGGGCGGATTATTGGTTGTGGCATGACATGGAGGAATTTCGCCCCCGTGTTTTGGTTATCGAATACAACCCCTACACGAACCAAAAGCACTACGACCCGGCCAATCCGATCGGCAGAGGCAAACCAGGGCAAACGGCTAAAATCCCACTTTTGAAACTGGCGGAATCGAAGGGGTACGGTTTGGAGAATGAGACGTTTTGCAACCTGATCTTTGTTGACTTGACACAGCGTGCCGAATCACCCTAGATTGAGGGTGTACGAATCACCGTGATCCGCCAGACTCTTTAGCAGTGCGGCCCACGACAAACGATAGTTTTGTCGCAGGCCCTTTTCGCTGTTCAGTCGCGTTTATGGCTTGCCTACCTCCAAAGGAAGCCACAATGCGAACCGCACAAAGCCTTCGCGATGCCATCGCAGAATCACGTCTGGAAATTCAGGCCGCGGTGGACATCGCCACCCAGGAAGAACGCGAACTGACCGAGGACGAGCAAACCCTGGTTGATTCCAACCTTGAAGCGATCAAGGGACTTGAAAAATCGTTGGAAAGCCGAACCAAGATCGACGAGCAGACCAAAATTCTGGCTGCGGCACGATTGACACCGGAAATTGACGACAAGATCGAGCGAAAGAAAGATCCGGACAATCCCCGGGCGCACATCACGGTCCCGGCTAAAGCGAAGTTGCATCGTCAACTCAAAGCCTTTGTCGGCAGCGACGGCGAACGAGACGCCTACATCTCCGGCCATGTGATTTTGGCGGGGATGTTCGGCCGAGAAGCGTCCGTCAAATGGTGTGCGGATCACGGATTGATTCAGGGCGTCATGAAAACCACCACCAACAGCGGCGGCGGTTTCCTGGTTCCTGATGAAATGCAGGCCGCGTTGATCCGATTGCGTGAAGCAACGGGTGTGTTCCCGCAATTCTGCCGCAACGTCCCGATGGGATCGGAAATCGTCAAAGCTCCGTCGCTGCTGTCGGATGTCACCGCGTACTGGCCCGGAGAATCGGGCGAGATCACGGCAAGTGATGCGACCCTCGGCGAACGAGAGTTGATGGCCCGAAAGTTGGCGTGTTTGACGAAGATTTCCAGCGAACTTGACGAAGATGCTGTGATCGATGTCGGTGAAATGATCACTGCTTCAATGGCCTACGCGATGGCGTTGAAACTCGACGATGCTGGTTTCAACGGTGACGGCACCTCAACCTACGGCGGGATCGTGGGTTTGAAAAGTGCGATTCACGCAAACGCGATTCCAACAACTACCGCTGGCAATGACGCGGCAGACAACCTCGATCTGCTTGACTTCGAGCAAGTCGTGGGAGCGTATCCGGAATACCCGAATGCGAACCCCCGCTGGTTCATGTCGAAGCCGGTTTTCATGGCGTCTTATGGTCGGCTGCAAGATGCGGCGGGCGGAAACACGACCGAGAACCTCGGCGACGGTCCCGTTCCGATGATCTTGGGTTATCCCGTGACATTCGCACAGGCGATGACCAAGACAACCGGAACGCAAGCCTCGACGATCATCGCTTACTTCGGCGATTTGTCTTTGGGTGTCGCTTACGGCACACGCCGAAGCTCACGAGTCGAAGTGTCGACCGATCGATACTTTGAAACGGATGAAATCGCGATCAAGACGACCGAGCGGGTAGCGATCACGGTCACCGAGCGTGGCGACACGATCCGCAACCGTCCGATCCTGGCACTCAAGACGGCAGCATAACCCACGGCCACGTTGCTCCGTGGAGGCGTCGTTGGTTTCGATCAGCGGCGCCACTTTACAACCAACCCAACTAAGGAAACCTCAGATATGAAAAGCCCAGCAACAGGCGTTGATTCCGTCATGATCGGCGTGACCGACGCAGCAACGGCGGCACTTACTGCCAACCTGGACACCCAGGACGCCCACTACGCGACGATCCGTGTTAACCTCTCGGCCGAGGCCAACACTAACTCGACGAATGTGGCGATCCAGCTTTCCGAATCCGATGATACGGTGGTAACGAACTTTGCCACATGGGACGCGACATTCAACCGGACCGTGGATAACACCTCGGCCGCTGTCGCGACCAGCCACATCGATCTGGAAGGCCGCAAGCGGTACATTCGACTGACCGTGACACCGGACACGACCACGAATGGTGCGGTCGGTATCTCGGCCATCGGCACGTTGAGCAAGTCAGTGCGAACCGGAACCTTGAGCGATTATGGCGATGACGTGATCGTGGCATAAGCCAACCCCACGGAGCAACCAGTGGAAAAGAAAGTCAACGTGGCAGCCGTCATGACGGCCCCACGATATGAGGCCGTATACGCACGAAACCAGATCGAGCACGCACTACAAGCCGTCGGAATCCCTCTCGCTATTTCCGGTGGTGTCTTTTACGGACAGTGT